GTCCAGCAAGAACCGACAGTACATCGAGGTAATCAGCAAGCTTCCAATACATCTTATAAGTACCAACCTCAGTACTGAGGTAAGGAGGATCAACCAGGAATACAACATTTGGGGTATCCTTATATTGATTAAAGACTTGTTTATAGTCTGCTGAAACAATTGTTAAACCATCCAAATAGCCATCACAAAGCGGATAATCAGTAGAGCGAATATTGTTATACAACGTTTCCTTGTTCATGTCGTCAATATTCAGACAATACTTCATCGAAAATAAGAGAGAAGACGATATCGTGATGAAGTCCAAATAACCATAACGATCTTGATGTTTAATTAAGCACTCAAAAATCTGTTTGCGTGCTTCTCCAACGATAGGCTTATGCTTAGGCAGCTCACGAACTATCTTTCTAAGCTCTGAGAGTAATTCATTAGTCTGTGACACGTGCTCCAGACGTAGCCTATATCCATCAAAATCATTATACACGACTTTAGAATGTGGCTTCTCGGACTTTGTAATATGCGACAACAAGCCACTGCCTCCGAATAAATCAACAAATGTTGTTCCGTCTGGGAACTGTTCTAATACCTTCTTAAATTCTTTTGCAAACATCCGCTTTTGTCCAACGAATGGAAGCGGAGCAGAATAATATTTTTTCTTCATAATGATGCAAAGGTCGTGAGTTTTTCCTTCACAAGCATAAATGTATATACTGATTACACTGCAAACAAGTTGCAGTCTGTTTGAAATCGCTTGATAAGTCCATATACTTTACGTTCACTAATAGCGTATTTCACGGCAAGTGCTGCTACTATGTAAGACACTTTCTCACGCTTTGACAACATCCGTCTATATTCTGTATATAAATCTATATAGTTTGTGTCATCCAATCTAACTCCAGCAATATGGAGGTTTATTAATAGTTCCCTGTTAATTTTTACAATCTCAATTATCTTCATATCTAATAAATTTTGTAAATTTGCAAAGCCAATCACTTTTATTATACAATAAAACGCCACAAGGGCGAGCGAGGATATTTGCCCCCGGTCGCGCTCTTGTGGCGTACATTGTTTAAAAGTGATTGGCGTTGCTTTATTAACAAGGCTGGGGGCTTTTTGTTAAATCCCCGAGAATCTTTATGTTACTTTCTATTTGATACTGATATATGTCTTATATAGTCGTTCATATAATAAATATAGACTGTATCAGCTGACAAACTTATACTAAAGTTACTACCACATCCTCATTTGGCATTAGGAATGTAAACGCCGTTGTGTAATTACTCACAACTCCTGTTAAATCATGAGAATTTGTACCAACATTCAGACCACTTTTAGTCTGCACACTAATAGTTGGTGGTGTACTCTCGTATGTAAGTATAGTAACAAGAGCCTTGTATGGACATTTTGTGTCTTTAATCTTGAATCCTTTTGGAAGCGTTGATTTTATGTCAATGCTGTGTAACTCGTCTAACATCTCCTTTTCGTACCCAAGATTTTTTGCAACATGATTTGCCCACAGGTAAAAACCGTGATCAGACATGTGACTCAAAACGCCAGGAATCAAGAGAAGCTCGTGTTTATCTTTACTATCGATATGAAAATCACCACGCATCTCAACATATTTAGAAAATTGAGCCCCTGCTGTGATATACTGATAGCCTCTCTCCAAAGCAGCATTATATATAGCTGTATCTTTGACAGAATTGTACCAAAACTCTCCGCAGATAACAATAGTAGCAAGCGGTGACTTAGTTAAACAGTAATCGATCAGTGCAAGTATTTCATTTTTATACCCATTCCCACCTGATGTGCTGCCGTTTTCTCCAGCTCTAAACATAATCAGGTCAGTTGTCGGGGTTAGTGCGTTATCTAATAACTTTTTATTAGCAGCTAAATTCGTACTTGTTATATTTCTATTGCCGTCACCAGCACTCTCCCAATTGCGCATCATAACTCCTGTAACTTTTGCAGATGGTTCTCTTTTTTGCAATATACGCTGTAACAGATAGCACCATGATACTTCGTCAGTCGTAGAAGCCATTGAGCGATTTAGACCAGCCCAATTATCTGTTCCGCCTCCCCAGTACTCGTGCCATGTTAGTGAGTTCCCTAAGACTACTACCTCTTTATAATTTACAGAAATAGGAATCACTTTACCTTCTACAACACGCAACTTATACGGGTTGTTTTGCCCATCATATATATACAGTGCTTTTTTTAACAATTCAATCTGTTCTTTTAATTCAAGCACCTGTGCTTTGTCTGCAAATAAACTATCATACTGCACTACAGAGTATCTTAGATTGAAGAGCAACACTTCTTCTCTATCACCATAAACTGCTAATCGATCTTTATTCCCATAATACCCTTCCTGACTTGCATAAGATTTGTCTTTGGTGGTTGCATAATTAATTCTTACGCCATTTTTCCCATTAAAGAAAAACAACTGTTGCCCAGGATTGATATATATCATCTTGTCCAATACTTCGACCTTGTTGTATCCATTAACAGGAATCTCTACGTCAAACGTTTCTGTTATAACCGCTTTCATTTCCTGATCAAGCACTCCAATTCCAAATGTAGCTAAGCCATTTGTGCAAACAATCTCTATAGCCTTGACGATTCCTAAAGTTGAATCACTGTACACGCCATTAGAAACAGTCGCCATTGGAATGTTACCATCCAACAAAGATGTAGCCATTAATGTAAGACTTCCGACAGAAATATCCTTAGATATGCGAGTAAATGTTTTTTCGTCTACCTTATGTATTTCTTCTTTCAAATTAGAAAACTCTCTATGAAATTTTCCTACTCGTGACAGAGTAACGCTTGGATCATTTTCGACTCTTCCTGAGATTCTTATATATTTAAGACCTTGAAAAGAACTCGCATCTAATGACTCAACAACTGTTCCATCATTTATCTGTTTTAATAGTGATTTTTTGTTTTCGTCATACAGATGTACTCCATGAAATGCAGATTCATTTTTCCAAAGTCCTTTAAATCTAATTGTGTAAAGTTTATTAATTTCGATAAAGTCGCTTGTTGCAAAATTATTGAAAGAACTGCTTGTACCATCCCCTCTAAGAATAGTGTTCTGTATGTCTGCTGTGATTTTTATTTGACCCCCGTCTAATTCACTCAGGGCATTAGTCACAGCAGCTTGAGACATCACTTTTGTTGTGCTATAACCTGCCTCCTGCGCAATAGAAACCCCCGTTCCACCACTGACCTTTCCCATCAGCCGCCACCCTGGCTTCTGATACGCATAAATATTTCCATTCTCAGAACTATCAGCGTGTGCATCGTCATAGATGCTTACTAACTGACCATATCGGAGAGTCTTGCCATTAGTTCCGACTGGGTCTGTATCAGCTTCCATAGCTGACTTAGACTGATAAACCTTTTTAATACCAAGCCCATCAGTAGACTGTTCCAATGAGGCTATATATGCTAATGTATCCTCGTGCAGCTTACCTACCTCCTCAGGTGTAATGCTGCCTACTTGACGTTTCTCCTTAATTTCTTTTGCTCGCTTGAGCAGATTGTATATTGTATCCATACTTTTTATTTTGGTATAATGAAAAATGTGCTAATCTGACAGTTTGAAGGATTGTTATACTCAGTTTCTATTTCACCTGTGAAAGTTGCTGTATTATCCTTAATGATGATCTGAGCCATTTGTACCCGTGCGGAAGTATCCCCTCCTGTAACGAATGACTCTGATATTGTCTCATTCAACCATTTAGGAGTTTTTCCATTAAGGGAAAATACGCTGCCCTGTCTATCAGTCCATTTTGTACTATTACTCGTTAGCACCATACGGACGCGATAGAAGTCCTCTTCTTCTTTATACTGTAACTGTCCTGTGTAACCATTAGAAAAATCAACATTTATGTCTTTATATTCATTGATAGGGACTTTTTTAGCAATAAGCGGAGCCATAAGTTCAAACAGCGACTTCAACTTGTAGACATTATAAGTGTTATCTGTTTTTTCAAGTGTTAAATATGCTTCAACGACTTCTCTACATGCATACTCCTGTCCATTTTCAAAAGTACGTATATCCATACTTTTTCTTTTTATACCTACATATAAAGGTGTATCCCATGATCTTACAGTCAATGTCGTTTCTTTAATCTCGTAGATAAAACCATCAAGAACCAACCAGTTCTGTCTTGTCTTAAATGTTGTACCCAATTTTGTATCTGCAGATACAAGATCTGCCTCCATTTGAGAAAACAAGAAGACTGTATTTCCAGCGCTAAGCGCCTGAAGGAGTAATTTCATCTGACGGGCAGGGTTCTCCTGCAATGTCTTGAGATCATCGATGTAGAGGGGCTGTCCTCCCTCACTAAAGAGCATTTTATTCATATTCGTATATTTCAATGCGGAAAGAGCGTCCCGCAGGTTTATAATGATTCAACAGGTTTAATATAGTTGTCAGATTCTGCCCTCCATACTTGTCTTCTGCAGCATCTATTGATGTACATAGGAATGACGGTACATAGACAATGAAAGAAGGCTGCTTAGGGACATCATCATACGCTCTGACATACAGCGGAGGATTACCACTCACATAAACAGGGGTCAGACCTTCACTCTTGAAATGTAAAACAGTCTGTACTCTCTGATCAGCAGAGACGATGTAAATTTGATGCTCTGAAAGAAAGAAGGCATCATTTAGAACCTTTTCTATATACTGAACACCTGCCGTTATGTTTAAACGATTCAACACGTGAGAACGGTAACTATAAAACCGGTTATGCAAATCCCTTATTCCACGCAGCATCGCTTTGAGTAGTGCTACGAGCACCTTGCTTCTCAATATTGGAGGCAACAACTGAAAGCCAAGTTTGATGATATCTAACTTATACCACATAGTTCAATGTATTTCTTAGGTTCACAGTAACAAAACTTCCACCAACAGCGGTGTAATTATTACCGCTGATTTCTTTATATACAGTTCCATCCGTGCTGTACTTACAGATATGTAGCTCTACGTCTTGCACACCTTCCACATTCTGTATCGCATCAATCAATTTCGTCTTGTTGAAAGTGCCTCCATAGATAATCTTTCTAACATAGGCGTTCACAGCATCCTCTACAGCATAACTGCCGTCTGCTATTCTTACACCTGTTCTGTCAATCACCAATGGGTCGACGTGTATAGTTGCATTGATACTTATTCTATCTGCAGGCAATGAGCGAACTGAGAGCACAACACCTGCTATTTTAACCCGATTCAAATACTGTTTGAATGCTGTTAAAACATCTTCTGAAAGAATGGCCGGCTGTCCTCCTGCTTCAGCAGAAGCAAGAATCTCTACAGAAGTTCCTCTGTCGCGTACAGCAACATACTTGACGACTCGCTTCTTCTCAGATACCTGTTCATAGCCATATTGCTGTGTCGCCTCATTAAAGATTAAAGCATCACCATACTGGAACTCTTTTGCAATCTTATAGTACCAAGGTACACTTGCTACTACAGCACGACTGATTTTATCGTCTACATCCGCCTTGAACTGGTCGAACAGAACCTCCAGTACATGGCTACAGGCAGCCACGATGTAAAACAGAATATTCTCGATACTAACCACAGAGAAACTATCATCAAAGGTATCGTTCTCCGATAGTCCGTATCGTTCTCTTACTGTAGCATCTGCCATAAAGGCATTTGTCATTGTTTGTTTTATCTCTGCTATACTACGAGCCATATTTTGTTTACTTTAATTGAACTGTGGCGAGAACTCACCACTGAATACCCTTAACTTGACATCCGTCATACCTCTCTCTGTCGCTGGAGATACATCGTTAGACTTGCAATACTGTTGTATTAATCGGTTGTAACTTACGTCAGGAAGTTGCAATCTGCTTCCTGCTGCTAACGTTTCAGTCATACCGATACCATTTACAGCAGCCAAAGCAGGCAATGCTTCCAACGAGCCATACTCCTGTATGGCTATATCTGCCAAGGTCTGACCATCTTTTACTTCAACTTCCATCTTATTACGAAATAAAGAGCTAATATCACAAGGACACCGAATGTGATAAAGCCTGTTTCCATTGCACGCTTTTGAATCCAGCTCAATTCTTTTTCCTTGTAAACTATCTTTGGTTTCTCTTTATATTGTTTATGATCCTTATCGTGTATCGTTATGCGGATTGTGTCATGCACTGCTGTAAGACCTTCTACCTTCGCTCCTGGCAGACTTTCTAATATGTGTGTGAGGATACCGTTATGTATTCTTGCCGTTGAGCGATATAAGGCATTCTGCAAGACAGAAACAGAATCTTTTGTTGCTCGCTCTTGATGATACTCAGGTAACAGCAGTGATACTGGCGCAAGACGTTCCGTAACCCTTATAGTATCGTGACTGACAACGTGCAGGGTATCGGTGCTTACACTCTCTATAGGTACATAGACCTTATGAGAGCAAGCTGAGAAAAGAAAGGCAGTAAGGATAACTGCTAATAATACATTTAATGTTTTCATATCGTTGTTGTTAGATGTTTGCGTACTCAGCCTTTGCATCGAAACAAGGACAGGCCTTAATATATTCGTTAGAGGTAATTCTACCATCGTGATTCAAGTCAGGAGAAAAATCACGGTGTCCCTGAATAACTGCCGTAGAGTACTTATTATGCAATAGCTTCAACAGTGAGCGCAGGCTTTGTTTCTGTTCCTCTGTGCGATTGTCGATAGGTTTACCATTGATATCAATACCGCCAATATAAGCAACATTGATAGAAACAGCATTGAAGCCCTTTACGCCATTACTTACTTTGTCTTCATCAAGTAGCTGGGTAATCTTGCCGTCTGACGACACTACGTAATGGTAGCCTGGATTAACCCATCCTTTACGCTTGAACTCTTGCTTTAAGGTCTCAATCGTCATAGACTGATGACTTGCAGTGCAGTGTACCGCAATATATTTAATCGTTCTCGTTCTCATTCTTCCTCCTTTCCGTTCTTATCCTTTACAACTCGGTCGATGTAATTTCTCACATCTCCCCATTTACTCTGGATGTAGATACCCACACCGAATATAGAGCCGGCATAGACCAAGGTCTGTGACACATACCACAGCACGCTGTCTTTAACATCGCCCCCATTGAAGAAGAAGCTAAGAAAAGCCATAGCCATCCCACTTGCAAGCAAGACTATTGCCGAGCCGTATTGAATCCATTCCTTCGTGTTTCTTTGCATATTGCTTAAGTTTGATATTGTGCATCTATTTCGATGCTTTTTGTTGTTATTTTTATCTTAGTCACAGTTTGTCTATCCATCTGCAGTTGCTCTCTGATGAGCGTTCTCCAATAGATAGGATCATTGTCAAGCAGCATGTCACTGATACCACAGCCAGTCATCGGTCGCTCTTTCAACTCCCCCTTATGTAAGTGAAGTATCAAAGCCTGATTCTGATGCAGCGTGTCACCAACAACCAGGCCAGAGGTGATCTTTCCGTCTGCCCCTCGATGCGTTTGTATCACCGCTTCATAGTCTATCAATGTAATACCTTTCATTCAATGTTTGATAGTTACGTCTTCATAATCAGTTTTTTTGAACTCCTGCGCCTTTGTTAGCGGTGGACCTGTAGGACCGTGAGTACCTTGGTGTGTATGGTTATTAACTGCTTTAACCAGCTCATTAATTTTCTTGGTCAAGTCCTCAATATTAACCAGTCCTCCAAGCTTACCTCCATTTATAGTTATAGATTCAACATGATCCGCAGATAGGACAACAAGACTTGTGTAGTCTCCGGACAGACTTCCAACGATGACTGCAGTACCGACTTTAGGAACTATCAGCATTTCACCATTATCATCTGTTTCAGATGCACGAAGGCGAACATCTGGTACGAGAAGGCTTCCTATCTCTACCTCACAAGTACGACCGCTTACGCTCTTGACGATACCTTGTAGTACAGTCATCTCCTGTTGTGGTGCTACACCTCGCAACCTTTCTCTTAATTCCTTGTATTGGTCCATATCTTTAGCTTAACCTGAATCCAAGTTCTATTTTTCGTTTACCACCGTCTCTGCTGAAGTTTGTCGTTACTGCTCTTACGAAGTAGCATCCATCTTTACGTGGATAATCCGCATCATAAAGCCACGCCATATCGCCAGGAACACATTCCGGTATGAGCCACGTCGTGATACTTCCATCATAGCCATCGAAACTACGGCGTTTAACTTCAAGTTCACCACGAAGTTTCATACTTGCAGCATCAGAAGTAGGACACTTTATTTCTACCTTCTCGCCACCAGTAGAGCCGACTTCCACCTCTTTTACTGTTCCATCAGGAAGAAGAGCTTTAACCACTACACGAACCTTGCGGTCAGCTGCTTGTCGATAGGTCAGATTGACCGCCTCTACATTCAGCGCAAAGTTATAAAAGCGGTTCACCCCTACAGCCTCACCTGGGGGATGCACATGTAAAACACCATCAGAAAGGTATATATCTGCGCCACATTCCTCCTGCACCTTCTTGAGTACATCATATCCTGTAGCATTGTGAATGACAAACTTTGCATAGGTCCAACTGTAAGAGCATTGTATAGAGTAGTTCTTTCCAACTCCCTGCACCACCTTCTTAAGAAGAGCTGCAAGTGTGACTTTCTTCAGTACTTCATTTTTGAGTTCCTTACGAAAGGTGTACAAATCATCCTCACAATTCAGCTTAATATTGCCACCGTCGGTACTGATTTGTTGTAACCATCCTGTGAACTCCTCCTTTAAGCCTTCCTCCTTATATCCAAAGCGAATAATAACCTTATCACCCCTGTGAAGTTTATCTTCAACGTTAAGAGCTACATTATACTGCGCCCCTGGTAATGTTATAGTCGCTGTATCAGCAAGCAATTCAACGCTTCGATGCACCTCAACACTGTCAAGCATACCGACGTGCCAGCCTCCTATTTCGATATCATAAGCCATTGTATACATAAGCTTATCGTTTTAAGTCCTGCTGATTTAAGAGTAGTTTATAAATATCATCACTGTATGCCTTCAGCGAATAGTTCTGATTGGAAGAGCCACTTGTGAAAGGAATTTCCCAGCTTTCAATAACAAGATGCGATATACCGAATATCTCCAGTAAAGGGTTTAATGCTGTCACTCGTCCTGCTTCACAGAATGAGCGTAAACGGCTTACGTCTTCATCAGGATATTTACCATTTTCACCGATAAGGATACCTTCTATACTGATAGTATAATCATCTTGTGACCACCGCTCCTTAATGCTTCCTTTTACAGTACCTTTGTTGACGTGTCGCCGCACGATGATATTCTGACCTTGCAGACTGATCATCGGCTCAATTGGCAAAAGCCACTCTTGAGCACCACTTTCTTCAAGACGTAGACGGAGAGGTAGTTGCATTGGTATACCACGTGCATTGGTGCGAACAGTATCTTCCAGCTCCTCATCACTCATTGACTTGATTTCATTATAATCCTCTTCGTCCACCTCTCTGAGCTTATTCGCATTGAACAGCCAGTAAGGAGGGATTTTGTTGCCTGTAACTCTCAGAGCAATGTTTTCGAGTGTAAATCGTGCTATCTTGTTCATCTGTCTGTACTTGCTGCTATAGCTAACGCTCGGTTCATACTTTGCAGAATAGTCCGCTCAAGTTCCGCAGTGTCAGTCTTATCGTTCATATAAACATTTATATTATCGAAGAATTTGCCGATATGCATGCTGATGGAGGTGTTGCGGGTGCCACCGGTGGCTATCTCCTCAGCGGACTTGCGCCCACCTTTACGTCCTTTCTTCCCCTTACCCGGTTTTTCCTTGCCGAAGACAACAGCCTCCGTGCTTCCGACCAGCCCCGGCGTACTGATTTTGTTTCCGCTTTCCACCGTCTGTTTCTTCTTGTCCTTGCTCCTCTCGTCCTGCAGGTGGGCTTGGTAGTTCCCGCCGACCTTGCCGATAAGTCGCTTGGTGCCGCTGACGGCCTTGGCTGCACTCTCTGCACCGGATAGTTTCTTGAAACCTTCCGTGGCTGCGGAGGCTGCACCTTTGAAGTCACCCGTGAAAAGTTTCCGGAGGGCCTCACCGAGTTTGCCGAGCCCGGAGAGCATCTCGTTGAACCGGTTGATGACATACT